TTCAAGCACCAAGAAACAAGAATTATTGAAGTTCCAGAATGGAACTTAGTAGGTGAAGATGCTATCTATGTGAAACCTTTTACTCTCATTGAGAAAGATGAGATATTCAAAGGATCAAATGATAATAGTCTAACAGTTTTAATTGATGTTATTGTCAAGAAAGCATTGACAAAAGATGGTGAAAAAATGTTTGATCTTGAAGCAAAGATCAAAATGAAAAGATTTGTTGATCCAGATATTATAAGCAGAGTAGCAACCGAAATTCTTGGTCAAAATTCAAATCCAAACGATTTAAAAAAAAACTAAATTCTGATTACAGTTTTAGATTTTACTTTTTCCTAGCAGAGAAACTACATAAAACGATTGGCGAAATTCTACAAATGCCTGTAGAGGAATTTAGTATGTGGATTGCCTATTACAATTTAAAATCAGAAGAAGAACAAAAAGCATTGAATAAAGCAAAGATGCAAGGTAAAAGAAGATAATGGCTACCAAAAAACTAAATATTGACATTATTGCTAAAGATAAATCAAAACAAGCACTTAATAATGTACAAAGCAATTTAGACAAAACAAAAAAATCTGTATTAAATTTAAGAAATGCACTTGTTGGATTAGGTGTAGGTGCTGTAGTAAAAGGTTTTATTGATGTTGGTGCAGAAGTTCAGAATTTACAAGTAAGATTTAAGTTTCTTTTTGGATCAGCAGAAGAAGGTGCAAAAGCATTTGACAACCTAGCAAAATTTGCAGGTACAGTTCCATTTTCATTAGAAAGTATAGCTGCTGCATCTGGAAACTTAGGTGTTGTATCAAAAGACGCAGAAGATTTAACAAGAATTTTAGAAATCACAGGTAATGTTGCGGCATTCACAGGATTAGATTTTGAAACAACTGCATCACAAATACAAAGATCATTTGCAGGTGGTATTGCAGCGGCAGATATATTTAGAGAAAAAGGTCTTAGAAGTGTTTTAGGATTTGAAGCAGGTGCAAAAGTATCAGTTGAAGAAACAATCAAAGCATTTGAAGAAACTTTTGGTGCAGGTGGAAGATTAGGAAATGTGACAGGAGATTTAGCACGAACACTTACAGGTCAAGTGTCAATGGTGCAGGATAAATTTTTTAATTTTCAAAAAATAGTTTCAGATCAATTTGTAGGATCACTAACAACAGAAATAAGTGATTTGAATGAAATTTTAGAAGAAAATGAAAAAGTTATTGAAGATGTTGCGGTTGCACTAGGAGAAACACTTAGAAAATCTTTAGAACTTGCTTTAGATAGTGTTCAACTATTAACAGAAGGAATTATTGCATTAACTGAAACAAAACAACAAATAGATGAATTTTTACCTTTTGGAATAAAACTTCAAGATATTTTTTTTGCTACACATATAAATAGATTTTCGAGAGAACTTGAAGATACAAACGAAACAATATCTGAAACAACACAGCAATTAAGATTATTTAGAGATGCTGACATGGAAAGCAGAATTGAATTAGAAAAATTTAATGAAGAAATGGCAAAAGCTAATAGTGGGTTTGAAGAATTTTCTAAGAATGCAAAAGACACACACGAAATAAAACCATTTATAGTTGTTCCTGTTGAAGATGATGAAGAAGATATTTTTACTCGATTGCAAAGAATTAGAGAAAAAACAGGTGCAGGTCTTATGGATCAAATTAAAAGACAATTTAGACTTGAATTAGATGTTTTAAAAGAAGCTAGACAACAAGGTTTATTATCAGAAGAAGAATTTTTATTACAAAAAGAAAGATTGCATACATTATTTGAAGAAAGAATTACAAAAGCAAAAAAAGATGAAGTATCAAAAAGGGTTTTATTAGAACGACAAGCACAAAGTCAAATTCTTGATGCTACAGGTGATGCATTACAAAAATTATCTGGATTAAATAAAACTGCTTTTAGAACATATCAAGCATTTCAAATAGCTATGGCAACTATTAATACATTTAGAGCAATATCTAACGCACTAGCACAATTTCCATATCCATTAAATATTGCAGTTGCAGGGGGTGAAGCAGCAAGAGGATTGGCAACAGTTGCACAAATTAGAGCAACAGCACCACCAAGAATTGCAGGTGGTCGAGTCAATGAAGGTATGCCATATATGGTAGGCGAAGGTGGTAAACCAGAATTATTTGTTCCTCAACAATCTGGAACTATCATACCTAATAATCAATTAACATCACCTAATGTCAATATTACTATTATGGCTAATGATACTGAAGGTTTTGATGATTTATTATTGAAAAGAAGATCAACAATTGTAAATGTAGTTAATGATGCTTTAAATAGTCAAGGGAAGGAAGCCTTAGTATAATGAGTGGTACATATCCAACAACACCAGAGTTTAGATCTTTAAATTTTTCATCTGAACAAAAAACTTTAACTTCAACAACCGATAGTGGAAAAATGTTTAGCACACAAATTGATGGTCAAAGATTTAAGTTTTCTGCAACATATCCACCAATGAGTAGATCAGATTTTCAACCTGTTTATGCTTTTATAATGAAACAAAGATCTCAAAAAGAAACTTTCCAAATATCACTACCAGATATTAAAAATGCAAAAGGTAATGTATCTGGAACTGTTTTAGTCAAAAATTCACATACAGCAGGTGACACAACTATTACTGTAGATGCTATGACAGGAACATTAAAAGCAGGTGACTTAGTACAGTTTGCAGGACACAATAAAGTTTACATGGTTGTTGCAGATGCAACAGCAGATGGTAGTAATGAAGCAACACTTACAATAGAGCCACCTTTAAGATCTGCTGTTTCTGACAATGCTGTAGTGACTTATGATGGTATTGAATTTACTGTTAGACTTACAAATGACTTACAACAGTTTTCAACAGACGATTTAGATACATTTAAATTTGAAGTTGATTTTATCGAAGCATTATAATGGCTAGAGGTTTATCAAATTCTATAAAAACAGAATTAGCAAATCAAAATATAAAACCCATTCTTTTAGTTGAAATACTTTTTCCAACACCACAGAGAATTACAAATCATTATAAAGATATAACACATAATTCAAACACATATACAGCAAGTGGTCATTTATTATCTATTACAAGCAAATCAGAAAATGCAGAAATTAATGTATCTAATTTTACAATAAATCTTTCAGCAGTAGATAGTGCATTTACTTCAATTCTTTTAAATAACAATGTTTCCAATGATATTGTGACTATTGATATAGGACTTTTGAATAGTACAGATGCTTTGATAGATACTTACAAGTATGATAAAGGCTATATCGAAAGTTTTAGAATAGATACAAAAAATGCACAAATATCTTTGATTTGTACTTCTCATTTTTCAGATTTTAGTAGAATTGCAGGGCGTAAAACTAATGAAGGATCACAACAAAGATTGTTTCCTACTGATAGAGGTTTTGAATTTGCAGGTCAAACTGTTCAAGATATAAAATGGGGAAGGGCTTGATTGAAGAAGTTATAAACTTCTATAAGACATTCGAAGAATACAAAGATAGCTTAGACCAAGAAATTTATCTACACTTAGAGCCATCTTTTCAACTTAATCAATATAAAATATTTAGAGAAAATCAAATTACAGGATTTGTAAATTGGGCTTATCTTAATAATATAACAAAAACAAAATTAATTAATCATGGAATAATTGATTTTAGTAATTGGAATTGTGGTAATAATTTGTGCTTTGCTGATTTACTTTGTAGAAAAAATATAAGAGATATGATTAATTGGTGTAAAGAACATTTTGGAAAGCAACTTGGATATGATAAAGAGGTTGTTTGGGTAAAAACTTTTAAAGGAAACAGAACAATAAGGGTAAATAATAATGTCAAATATTGTTAAAGGTATTCAGCAAGTAGTACAAAAGGTTGTTTCTTGGTTTATAGATATTCCAGATATACCAGATATACCAGAAGCTGAAGAAATAAGAGGAACTTTATTAAATAAATCTTCTAACAATGCTCAAATACCTGTTGTTTATGGAGAAAGATTACTAGGTGGTACAAGAGTTTTTTTACAAACAAGTGGCACAGATAACACTTATCTTTATATGGCATTAGTTCTTTGTGAAGGTGAAATAAATGCAATAACCCAAATTCAAGTAAATGACTCAGCAGTCACATTTTCTGGAAGTTTTGCACATAATACAGAAATCACATCAAATGACAGTAAATATGGAACAACAATAAAAGTTCAACCCTTTTTTGGCACAGACGACCAACCTGCATCTAGTACACTTTCTACATTATCAAATTGGGGTAGTAATCATAAACTATCTGGGGTTTGTTATGTTGCATTTAGATTTCAATGGGATTCAGATAAATATACAGGTATTCCAAATATCAAAGTAAAGGTACAAGGAAAAAAAATTTCAACCTTTGATGGCAGTAGTAATGAAACTACAGGTCAATACTCTACAAATCCTGCATTTGTGCTTTTAGATTTTATGAGAAATGAAAGATATGGTAAAGGTATTCCATTATCAGAAATAGACATTCCAAGTTTTTATTCAGCATCTCAAGTAGCAGATACAACAGTCACATATTTTACAGGCACAACAGGAAAACTATTTGAGTGTCATGCAGTTTTAAATACAAGTAAAAAAATATTAGATAATGTCAGAACACTTTTAAGAGGAATGAGAGGTCTGTTGCCATATGTTCAAGGTCAATACAAATTAATTATAGAAACAACAGGAAGTGCATCATTTACATTAAATGAGGATAATATTATTGGTGGTATCAAACTTGAAAGTGAAAGAAAAAATGAAAAATACAACAGGGTTTTAGTAAACTTTGTAAACCCAGATAAAAACTATCAACCAGACACAATAGTTTATGAAACAGATCATGCCACACTTAAAGCTGCTGATGGTGGTTTTTTGCAAGAAGGAAATATTACATTAGATACAATCAATTCACCATATCAAGCACATGAGTTTGGAAAAATAATACAAAATAGAAGTAGAGATAATTTAAAACTTGGTCTTACAGCTAATTATGAAGCATTAGATTTAGCTATTGGAGATATAGTAAATGTCACATCAACAATTTTAGGAATAACTAACAAAAAATTCAGAGTAAGTGGTATGACATTAAATGCAGACTTTACAGCAACACTATCACTACAAGAGCATCAAGATAGTTGGTACACTTTTAGCACTATTAGTGAAGTAGATACGATAGGAAACACGAATTTTCCAGATCCATTTACAGTACAACCACCTGCATCAATTACTTTGACAGACGAACTAATCGAATATGGAGATGGTGTTGTTTTGACAAGATTAAATATACTCATTGGTGCATCAACAGATCAATTTGTTCAAAACTATATTGTTGAAGCAAAAAAAACATCTGAAAGTGCTTTTAAATTAATTGGGCAAGGAACTGAACTTAATTACGAAATGTTGAATGTTATTGATGGTGAAAATTATACTGTAAGAGCAAAAGCAATTAATAGTTTAGGTGTTGCTTCATCTACAATTACAGCAACAAGAGATATAGTGGGTGGTGTTGATGCACCATCTAATGTAGAAGATTTTGCTGTAGAATTACATGGACAAGACCATCTAAAACTTACTTGGACACCACCATCAGCAAATACTGACTTAGATATATCATTTTATGATATTAGATATCAGAATGTGACTACAGGTGCTAATTGGATTAATTCAACAAATTTAGTTAGATGTGTTAGAAGAAAATGCGATCATGCCATAGTTCCTGCTAGAACAGGATCATATCTTATTCGTGCTATTGATAAAAATGGAAATTCATCATTAGAGCCAAGTATAGTCACCACCAATATATCTGATATTCAAGCATACAAGTTAGTATCTTCATTTACTGAAACACCTAATATTCTTACAGCAAGTGAGAGTATGGACAGCACTTTCCCATTAGCTGTCAAAATAGATGAGTCTGGAGATACAGTATTAACACTAGATACAGTCACAAACTTTGATGATACAGCAGGAAACTTTGATAGTGTTGAAGGTGATTTTGAATTAGGTGGTACAGACACAACATCAAATCCTAATAATTTTAATTCAAATAGAGATGCAAAGGGTTTTTATAATTTTACCAATACTCTTTCTTTGGCAAATATATTTGATGGGAACATAGAGCCAACAATTACATTAGATGCAGAAAACCCTTATGATAAGTTTGATAGTGGAAGGGGTGCATTGTTATTTGACGAAGCAAAAGCACCTTTTGATGGTAATGAGCAACTAACAGCTTTTCACAGAGTACAAATAGCAACATCTACAACATCTTTAGCAGATTGCACGACTTTTGTTGATATAACACAGTCTGCAACATTCAAATTTAGATTTGCTAAATTTAGATTGAAACTGACTAATGATGATGCCCAGACATCAAGTAATGTCAAAAGTATTGCTATCAAACTAAATATGGAAGAAAGAACATTCTCTGAAAATGATTTAGCTACATCTTCTGGAACAAAAACAATCACATATACAAATCCATTCCATGATGTACCTGCTGTAGGTATTGCAACACAAAATATGCAAACAGGTGACTTTTATACAATTACAAGTAAGACAAGATCTGGATTTACAATAAACTTTTTTAATTCTTCTGGATCTGCTGTTGATAGAACATTTGATTATATTTCTAAAGGTTTTGGTTTGCAAAGCACCTAAAAATAATTTATAGGTTATTACATGAGTCAAGTATCAGATGTTTCATTAGCAAATCAAGGATTTTCAGCTTTTAGAACGGAATTGAATAATATTCTTGGTGCATTAAACACTTCACATATAGGTAGTTCAGCACCCTCATCTGTGGCACTAGGCACGATTTGGGTTGATAGCGGAACAAGTGGACAGCTAAAGGTAAAAATCAATGACGGATCTGATAACATTGAATTATTTAGTATTAATATATCAAGCAACGCAATTACAAGCACTATGAGTGTGACAGGTACAATATCTGAAACTGATCCTAATGCTTTACCATTAGCGATTGCGTTAGGATAGGAAATGGCAAATACATTTAAAACAAAAACAAATGGTGCTATGCCAACTTCAGCAGGGACACCATTAACATTATATACTGTACCTTCATCAACAACTACAGTTGTAATTGGTCTTGTGCTTTGTAATATCCATACGACAGGAGTGACAGCTAGTGTTCAATTAGTATCAGACACTTCAGATACAGAAACAAATGAAACAGTATTTTTGGCAAAAGATGTTTCAGTTCCTGTAGGATCACCACTTGAAATTTTATCTGGTGGAAAAGTGGTAGTTCAAGCAACTGATGTTATAAAGATTGATTGCTCTGTTGCAGGTAAAATAGATGCTACTTTAAGCATTTTAGAAATTACATAGGTTTTATATGGGTTATATTGGAGTACAACCAGAAGCAGGATTTACAAGTGGTCTGCTAGACAGATTTACTTCACAAACAGGATCTACAGTCACACTTACTCACGATATTTCATCAGAAAACGACATCATTGTATTTGTTAATTTTGTAAAACAAGATAGCACAAACTATTCTGTAGGTGGATCTGGCAACAAGACATTGACTCTTGGTGGTACTCTTGTCAGTTCAGATATCGTAGAAGTTCATTATTTAAATATTGTCAAACTAACACAACAACCTTCAGCAAATTCAGTAGGTGTCACAGAATTAAATCTATCTGACGGAACAAGTGGTCAAGCATTAACCACAAATGGCTCTGGCACATTATCTTTTTCTACAATAGAAAGTGGAAACAACAAACCAATGTTTGAAGCATATTTAAATGCAGATCAAGATGTATCTGGTGGAACTGCAACAAAAGTAGCATTTAATACAGAGCAACACGATACTGATAATGTTTATGACAATTCTTCAAATTATCGTTTTACAGTTCCAAGTGGTCAAGCAGGTAATTATTATATTTATGCAAGTGTTCAACTAGGACAAGAAGAAAACTATCTAGGTTATGGTGATGTAAGAATTTATAAAAATGGCTCGACATACAAGGTCACAAATTTAGAAAATATTTTAGGTGATAGTGGATCATATCAAAAGTTTGAAATTATGCCTATAGATGCAAACATGGTTTTAGCAGTTGGAGATTATGTTGAAATTTATGCAGTCTGTGGTGCATTTGGTGGTGGCTCAAATAATCATTTTAAAGGTCATAGCACAAACAAAAAAAGTTGGTTTGGGGGTTATAAACTTATAACATGACACTAGCAGAAAAAATTAAAGTATATTTAACAGAAAGTGTTTTTATTAATGAGGTCATTAGAAACGAAAGTATTATTATTAGAAATGATTTAGATGAAAAAGGTGATTATATTGAAAAATGGGATTATGAAGGTAAATCACAACCAACAAAGGAACAATTAGATGCCATTCAATAAAATTATAGCAGAAAGTATGGATTTAACTGATACCTATGCTTTTACAGGTACTGTGACAGGTGCAGGTGGTGGTGATTTTGTTCATATAACAGATACAAATTCGGCAGGAGCAAGTTATGTAGAATTTACATCAATAGGTAGTTATAAAAATTATGTAATATGGGGTAGAGATATTACTTTATCAGCAGATACAAGTTTATATTTAACCTATTATATTGGTGGAACAAGACAAACAAGTGGTTATAGATGGAGAAGTAAGTCTTTTAAAGATGATGGAAATGATGAGTCTGCAAATACGCAAAGTGCAAATGAAATATTAGTTGGAAAAGATTTTGATAATGCTAGTTCTTCAAAAAATCAATTAACTATATGGTTTTCTCAATTAACATCAAACACATCAGAGCCATCTTTGTATTTTGAAAATTCTGGTAAAATGTATACAACAGCTTCATTTTCATTATATGGAGTAGCAACATCATGAGCAGATTTAAAATAATAAACAATGTAAAAATTGATTTGACAGCAGAAGAAAATGCTATTGAAGATCAAAGAGATAAATTACATAAAGACAACGAATTGAATAGAAAGTTAAGTCATCTAAGGTCCACTCGTAATCATTTATTAGCACAATCAGATTGGATAGTCATCAAAGCAAAAGAAACAGGTGGCACAATTCCTAGTGCATGGAAAACATATAGACAAGAACTTAGAGATTTAACAAACGGATTGACTACTGTAGATGAAGTAAATGCAGTAGAATTTCCAGAAAGACCAAGCACATGAGTTATATTGGAGTACCACCTGTCACAGGCGATTTTGTAATCCTAGATAATATTACAACATCAGCTACTGCAAGTTATACCTTACAAAGAAATTCAGCTAACTTTTCACCAGAGAGTGCTAATCATATGCTTGTATCTCTGAATGGTAGTATTCAGAAACCAAATTCATCTTTTACAGTATCTGGCTCTACAATAACATTTTCATCTGCATTAACTTCAAGTGATGTTATAGATTTCATTTTAGTTCTTGGTAATGTCAATGCTGTTGGAGTAGCAACAACTGTATCTGATAATGCGATCACAAATGCAAAAACAAATTTTGTTTCTACATCAAGTGCCGCAGGTTTACAGATCAAAGGTGACGGAACTACTGACGGAACACTTCAGCTTAACTGTTCACAAAACAGTCATGGTATTAAATTAAAATCCCCTCCACATAGTGCAGGTGCTAGTTATACTTTAACTTTTCCTACTACTGACGGAAACGCAGATGAATTTTTACAAACAAATGGCTCTGGAACTTTAACTTGGGCTAGTGCAGGTGGAACTAATGCACCAAATTTTTCAGCTTATATGGGTTCAAATCAATCTGTTTCTAATAACACCAATACTAAACTTTTATATAATACAGAAGAATTTGATAGTGGTGGTTGTTATGATGCTAGTAATAGTAAATTTGTTGTGCCATCTGGAGAGGGTGGTAAATATTTTTTCACTGTTCAGTTTGAAATTGATACTATAGATAGTGGCGAAAGAGTAGAATTAAAATTTTTTAAAAATGGTAGTGAAGATACACGAGCAAGACAATTTACAGTATCTGGACATGATGGCAGAGAACATTTTATAGAAAATACTGTTATGTTAAATCTTAGTGCTTCTGATTATATTGAGATTTATTCTCAACATAATGTAGGTCAAACAAGAACATATTATGCAAGTCATACTAGATTTAGTGGGTTTAAATTAATAGAGTAGAAACATGGCAAATTTATATACAAAAGTAAAATTATACATAGAAGCAAATTCTGAAACTTGGAATGATACAAAAGTATTATTACAAAATGACGGAGAGGAAGATTATATTAAGGAATGGTCTTATAGTTTTGAAAAACCTACTGACGCACAATTAAACGCATTAGAAAGTGATGCTGATGACTATGAATATAACATAGATCAAATTGCAAAACGCAAAGCAGAATACGGAAGTGCTATAAGTCAAATGGAAAATATTATGGAAAATGGTGTGACAGCAGAAAAAAGTAGAGTACAAAGTATTAAGGAAAAATATCCAAAGAGATGACATTAGTAAAAACAAGAGCAAGAGGTATTAATTTAGCAGATACATTTGCATTTACAGGAACTGTAAGTGGTGCAGGTGGTATCACAATGGCAGATCAATGGCGACTAACAACTTCATTGACAGGTAGTGGCACATTAACCAATATGGAAAGAGTAGATACAAGAGGTTTTTCTACACCTTTAGGCACAGGAATGTCTTTTAGTAGTGGAACATTTACATTTCCCGAAACAGGATTTTATTATGTTCAAGCACATTTTAAATATGATGAAGAAGGTGGTGGTAATGATAATGAAATTAACGGATTACTTGCTTTTTCTAGTAATGGTGGCTCTAGTTGGGACGCATCAACATATATAACAGGCATGACTTTCAATTCACCTTCAAATTCAACAACTTTGCATACAGGTGATTTTATATTTGATATTACAAATACTTCAAATGACAAAGTAAGACTTGAGGTAAGTAGTCAAAGTGGCAGTAATAGAACAATAGGGAACACAAATTCAAATGAAACTTGGGTTTCTTTTATGCGACTAGGAGATACCTAAAGTGAATGAGAAATGATTGGCTTATCTATGTCACTTCTTGTTTTGTAATATTTTTATTTACACTTTTATTTTGCACTCAACTTAATGCTAATACAAACACAGTTTCAAATTCTACAGTCACAGTAGATAAAGCACCAAGTTCTGCAAATGCACCATCTATAAATTCTGTTAATAGTTTTATATGCAGAAGTGGTATTTCTGGAAGTGTGCAATCTTCTGTTATTGGTGTTAGTTCTGGAATTACAATAGTGGACATTAATTGTGAAAGACTTTTGCTAAGTCAAACTTTATTCAAACAAGGGCTTAAAATCGCAAGTGTAAGTATTTTGTGTCAAGACAAAAGAGTATTTGTAGCCATGCAAAATTCTGGAACAAGTTGCCCTGTATGATCCTGTAAAAAAAGTTTCTTTGATTGGACAAGAAGCACAAGATTATTGGGAAGCAAATCCAGAATTAAGACCAGATTATGAAGATATAAAAGATCAAATTTTAGCAGAGCAAAAAACACAACAAGGAGATTTAGATGGTCTTAAGGATTTTGGTCTTTTGGCTTTGTCTATGCTTCTTTTACTCTAAAGCTGAAGAAATAGATACAGGTAATCTAGTTTCACCTGCTGATGAATGGACATTAGAAGATAAAGCATCAACCACCCAATGCAGTTATTCTGGTCAATTAGAAGATGGAGAAGTTTGCACAGGTAGTTCAAGTATTCGTGGTGGCTACAATGAAACTGATGGTGGTAGAATAATATCTGATGAGATTAGTCTTATAAATCAAGGTTTATCTGTAGAAGAAATACAACAAGGTTTTGATTATCAATATGGATCAAGTATTGAAAGTCATGTCAGCAACACAAATGTTCCAAGTTGTTCAAACACAAATGGTGACTGTAAAGATTATTTTACAATCACAGTAAGATTATCTGATGAAGTAGGAACAGTTTTTAGAACACATGAACACACAGTAGAAATGGATTATGTGGGTGTTAGAGATTACACTTACAATCAAACCTTAGAACAAAACAATTACTTAGATGTAAGTTTTCAAATGGATATCTGGTCTGTAGATGCAGGATATACTTCTGGATATTATGGTGGAATTATCTCTGATCCATTTTTTTCAGTTCAATATCAAACAGTAGAGATTATCTCCGATATTATTGATGATGTCGTAAATGATATTATTTTTGAAGATATAGAATATGAAGAAGTGTCATTTGAAGTTGTCATTGAAGATTATTTTAATGAAGATATTTCATTTGAAATAGATTTTGCACCTATGGAAGATTTAGATATATCACTAGATTTACCTGTCATTGATGATTTACCAGATATAGAAGTTGAAGTCTTTGCAGATTTAGATGAACAGATTATGGAAGATCTGCCAGAGTTGATTGAAGATTTACCAGAAGAAATGGAAACTGTTGAAGAACAACCAGAAGAAATAGAAGAAATAACAGAAGATACTATTGATGAGCCACAAGAAGAAACAGTTGAAGAAGTAATAGAGGAAACTTCAGATGAGCCAGAGCAAGAAGAAGTTGAAGAAACCGAAAGACCAGAGCCAAAAGAAATAAAACAAAAGATTGCGAAAAAGATTATTGCTAGTCAAAAAGATAAGATGTCTGTTGAGTCACAAACTACACAATTAGCATTGATGATTGTATTATCAGACAATGATTATAGCACATATACAGATAGAGAATTGCTTGATAAACAGTTTTATGAAGATGTAAATTTGTATCTGGATCAAAACATGATAGAAGATATTAACTTAGATTTATTTTATATGGATTATTTAGGAATGAATGAATTAGTGGATTTACAATGGCAGAGGTAGAATATCATGGTTTTAAAATTCGTGGTGGTAAAATATTTCTTGTATTTACTTTGCTTTCTGCCTTGGGTGGTGCTTCTTGGACAGGCTTTACTTTTTACTCTGACTATCTTTCAATGAAGGAAAAAATTTTACTTTATACCGAGCCAGATTTAAGTTCATATGATGAACAAATAGCTGTGTTGAAATCTGAAATATCGACAGTCTTGGAAGAAGTTAGTCTTGTCAATGATGTTGCATCTACACTTTCCAAAAATATTAATGATGATATCAAAGATCTCAAAAATGACATTAGAGCCATAGATAAGGTAGTAAATGATGTCGAGGACAGGGTAAAAGATACAGAAAGAGAACTATCACAAGATTTAAAGGTTATTGAGGAAGAATTAGAAAATAAGATACAAAAAATATTAGCTAATCCATTAGCAGGAGTAAAATAATGGCTACAGAGAAAGAATTAGAAAAACAATTAAGACAGATTAAAAAAGAAGTTAGAGAACTAAGAACACATAATCAGTTCTTATTAGATAGACTTGAAAAAGGTCACGAAAGAAATGCAGAATTAAGAAAACAAATGATGACTATGACATTTGATGATGTTTTAAAAACACAAAAAGAACTAGCAGAATATCAAGCTAAAATTAAAAAAGACCAAGAACTTTTAGAAACATTTGACAAACAAACCGAAGTAAAGTTAGATACTCAAGGTATTACAGATGGCAACACAATCAGAGAAAATCAACAAACTAGATAAAGAAGTATCTTTAATTAAAAAAGATATTGATATTATCAAAAACAATCATTTAGTTCATCTTGAACAAAAGATAAATCAAAATTCAAAAGTTCTCTGGACTGTAGGTGTCTTAGTTTTTTCCAACCTTGTAATACTTCTTAGAGATATTATTCTTTGAACATTCCCTCTATATTCCTTTTGGGATATATGTGTATAGCTGGGGAGTGCATATCAATTAACGAAAAGCACAAATCTGTAGAGGATTGCAAAACTAACGGAACTTATTTAAAGTTAATGTTAGATGAACGAAATATTCGCAAATATTTTTTTGTATGCATAGATGCCTCAGAATATGAGCAAACATAAAAAGATACTCGTAATTGGTGATACACATTTTCCTTATTCCCATCCTGATTGCATAGACTTTCTTAAAAAGTTAAACAAACATTATAAGAGTGATACTGTAATTCATATTGGAGATGAAGCTGATTATCATTCTCAAAATTTTCATGGTATCGACCCGGATTTACCAAGTGCCTTTGATGAACTTGAAGTGACTAAATCATGGATTAAAAGATTAGAAAAAATATTTCCTACAATGACTTTACTAGAAAGTAATCATGGCAGCTTAGTCTTACGGAGAGCTGTAGCAAGTAAAATGTCTAGGAGATATATCAAACCCTATAATGAAATATTAGAGGTTAATAAAGGTTGGGTATGGAAAGATAAACACTTCATCAATACACAGAATAATAGAATTATGTTTGCTCATCAGTTTTGTAAGGATATAGCAAAAGCAGTTAGGGAAACAAGTATGTGTTGTGTTCAAGGTCATTTTCATACTGTGTCAGAGGTCAAATATGTAGCT